TGAACTAGCAGATGTATAAGGAACTACATGATTTATTTGTCTTCTAAAACCACTTATTCTTCTGTAACCACCTTTTATATCAGGTTCAAAGTTTAAAAGTTCTAATGCCTGTCCGGGCTGCATTATAAAAGTAGATGCGTTTTTTACAAGACCACCTTCACAAGTAAATGCAAAAGGTTGGGTTTGAGCTAAATCAGGCATTAGACTGCTCTCATGTAGTTCTTACGATTTATTAATTCAACTCGCATACGCTTGACTCCGTTGTCAAAGTCTTGTTTAGCAAGTTGGGCGTTAGGGATTTCACCTCGTAAGGTATATGCGTAATACTTTGCTTTAGATGTTATTATTGTTTCAAATCGTGCAGGAATAATAGAGGTATCTGTTGCTGCAGATAGATCTGTATGTGTAATGTAATAGTCAAACTTTAATACGTAGTTTGATTTTATTGGTATAGGTGTAACACCAATCTCTTCATTATATGTTGTAAATACAAAGTCAGGAACGTCAAACTTGTTTTTATCAGCTAGTGAATCTCGTTCTCTGTATCTTGAGTTCCATTCTTCGTAACTAACGTATTCTAGTTTCTTTGGATTTACATCCTTTTCAACAAGAGATATACGTTTAATATGTGCATTGTTACCATCTGTTTCAGCAAGAGTAATAAAGTGTGTTGTTGCTGTTGCTGTAAAAGTAGTTTCTAAAAATTCTGTTTCGTTTGTGTTGTCTACAGTAAGTGTAGCTGTAGTTGTTTCTGTGCCGTTTGATGTAGTACCAACTTTTAAAGTAGCAGTAGAACCTGTAATTTGTGTGCTAATTATATATTCTTCACCCACAACAAGATCACCAACAGATTGTGTAACAACTGCAGATGTAAGTAGTAACGTGTTTCCAAATTTAGAACTAGCAGAAGGCGAACCAGATACAGTTGTCCACCCTGTTATAGAAGCTGAACCACTAATCTCATAGTCACCGTTTGTAATAAAATCTCTTGGTTCTAAGAACATAGTATCATAGTCAACATATTTTAATGAAGATGATACGGCAGATTTATCGTAAAGTTGTTTACCTGCTATTATGTTAAGAGAACCTTCTGCTCTTGTAAAAGACCAGTTTAGTTCTGCATTTATTAAATCACTGATTGCTCTGTTAACGTAGTCTTTGGTAGATGTTTGAATACCACGAGAGCTTGAAAAGGTGCTAGAGGTAAGCTCAACCTCATTGAGATCACGTAATACATTGTTTACTAATGTGAGGTATGTACTTGCCATAAAACATATTCTTTAAACCTGTGCATAGGAGCAACCCTAAAGCTGCTCCTATATATAATTAATTATTGTACGTTAGTAGAACTTGTTAATAAGTCTTCTTCAATCTTACCTGAGATATCGATAAGAATTGCGTACACTCTGAGTTTACCAACAGAAGGTGCTGATCCTGATAGAGCAAATGTAAGATCTATTGTATCAGTTGCTGTCACTCTGTTACTGAATGTTGTAACAGCAGTGTAGTCAACGTGACCATTAGTTCCTTTTGCTAGATAACCTGCAGAGGTAACATCGCCACCATCTACAAAGTCATCTCCACCTGCAACGTCAATATCTACAGTTAATGAACTGCCCGGATCAAAAGCTGTAATAACTTCTGCTCCTACGTGTAGAATAAAACATTCTGCAGGAAGATCTATAAGTTGAACAACCTGTGCCTTGACCAGTTGTTAAATCATAAGTAGCCATTCTTCACCCCCTTAGTTTACAACGCCAAGAGCTAAAGATTCTTTTCTTAAGACTTTTCTTCCGAAGATATGTAATCCTCTGATGATGTCTGAGAAAGATTCTGTATCTCTTACGACTTCTGTTTTAGAAATGTGAGAAGCTGTAGATGTGCTAGACATATGACCTGCTAAACAGTAAAACTTACCTGCTGCACCGGGATTAACTACATCTGTTCCTGTTGTGGAATCATCAAATGAGTTAGTTTTATATAATCTCATACCATGTAAAAGACCATCTAAAACTCTTCCGTTTCTCACAATAGACTGTTGATCTCCTGTGATCTGTACTTGGATAAGCTTAGAGTCTGCTTTCGCAAGAGCTTCATAAAAGAAAGGTGGAGCTACAAACCAACGACCATCTTCAGGTACGTTGTTTTCGTCTAGTAGTCTACCCATTAAAGCAATCAAGTTCAACGCAGCGTCTGGACCTGTGTCACCTGAAGCTGATACTTGGATTGGTGAACTGTGAGTACCAAGAGAACTGTTTGTTACAGTAGCTCCTGTTGCTTCGTCTGTAGCGTTACCTGCAATTCCTGCACCAGTTGTCATGCTTTCAAGAACATTAGCATCATACTTTCTTTTAAGAGCATAAGCACCTGAAGAAGTTGCTAATGCTTCAAAGTTAATATGACTGTGTCTTTCTTCAACGTCATCCACTTTAAATGCAAAGTAGTTACCTTGATCGACTGTCATAGTAATCTGCTCATCTAATAGATCTTCAGTTGCTACAGCAGTTCCACGAGTGTAACTTCTCACAGAAATTTGTGGTTCTTTAATTATCTTGACTGTGTCGCCAAAGTTTTCAATTTCCCCTGTATAGTCAGTATTCGTAATATCTTCAACTACGGAAGCTCTACGGAAGAACTTGAGAACTTTTTGGCTAAATATTTGAGGTACGAAATTACCATTAGGTAAGTTTGCGTAACCTGCTGCTGATGTAAATGCCATCAACGATTCTCCCTAATTTAGTTAAAAGTTTAAGTTATTCTGCCTTCACGTGATGCCTTATCAATTTCCTCTTCTAACTTAGCAAATTCATGCGGCTTCAGTTTAGCAATTTCATCACGTGTCCAAATTCTATCTTCTTTTTTTCTGGGTGCATCTGTACGACTTGTTCTTGTTACAGACTGAGCAGAAGCTTTGGAAGATGTCTTTCTTGTACGTGTTCCACGATCAGCTTTATATAAATCAATAACACGAGATGCCCAACGAGAATCTGTGTTGTTTTTGTATAGACCATCAGAAATGCTAGGGGGTTGTTCTTCAAGCCACTGTTGAAAATCTTCAGTTGCTCTTAGTTCTGTAAAGTCTGGATGAATAGCAAGAAGCTCTTGTTCAGCAGTGCGAACTATTGCATCTTGTTCTTTTTCCGTTAACTCTTCTAACCTTCCTTCTATTTCTCTAACTTTGCTTTCAGCGTTCATTGTTGAAATAGATTGAACTACATCATAAACGTCTGGATATTTTTTTCTAAAGTCATCTAACTCTTCTGCAGTTTTTGGAAGCTTCGTATTACCTAACTTCTTTTCTGCCATTAAAGTTTGCTCTTTAGTTCTCCATTCATTTAATTTGTGGTCATAATGACGTTTTAAATCATCATAACGCTTTTTGTAGTTTACTTCCTTTTCTGAACCCATTAGATTTTTTGGAGTAGCTGTTGGTACAGGGTCTTCAATTTCATCTGCGTTCTTTGGATCGTCTTCGTATACATCTTTTCGATACTGCCCTTTATAAGGGGTGGGTGTCGAAGTTTCTTCATTGTTTGGCTGATCTGTCATATTACCTCCAGTAGGGTCTTGCGAGTAGCTCTATTGGTATTGAAGATACTTACTGCAGGGTCATCATAAAGATGGAGTAGCTGCATATAGTATTCCTTAATATCTATTATACCACGTATTTAAGCTTTGTCAAGAATTTTATACAAAACCACCAATACGTTTTGGTTTAGACACTGGAGGTTCTACATCCACTCTAAAACCTTTTCCTATAGGTGGTGGTGGAGGATTTCTTAAAGGTCCTTCTTTAAGTATTTTATCTATATATTGTCTAGCATATCGAACAATACGATTTGCAACATCATATGATTTTGGTCTTACACCTTTTTCAGGCACACCTTCTCTAACTATCATTTCTAATAAATCATAGTTTATATCATCACCCATTTTATCTACATAGGCAAATCCAACATTGTAAGCTAACGCAGCTTTTTCTAAGTTACCATTATACTTTTCAAGCATGGCATCTACGTAATCCATAGCTGTGTTAAATTGCCATTCTGGATCTTGGTATTCTGTTTCACTTGTTGCCGATTTAACATTAAAACCCGGAGCATCTGCAGGTGCTGCAGGACCGAATATAGATCTTCTTAGTTGAAAAATACCTTCAGCATCTGAGAATGATTTAGCATCTACTTTACCCATGCTTTCTGCGTTCATCATTTCTAAAGCAAAACGTAATCTAATTGGAACTGTTTTTTCATAATCTTCAGGATCTATAGAGATAACTTGATTTTTAGAAAGATCTCCGTTGAAGATATAAATAGGATTATCTGCATCTAATGTAGCAATTTTTTTAGCTTTTACGTTAAATTTATTAGATTTATTTAACAATCTTTTTTCCATAAAACTTTTTATTTGTTCTTGATCAACAGTATTATCAGTTGTAGGATTAAGTTCTTCCATATTCTCTATTGTTTGTACATTACCGTCAGGCATAAAACTTTGATAACTACCATCATCACGAGGTCCTTGACCACGACTATAATATTCTCCTGTATTAGGATCAAAACTAACTCCTATCGCTTCCCTGTCACCTTCACTAAGGAGTTGTTGCATATAAGTTGATCTTTTAAATTGATTAAAGCGAGAATCTCGTGTATTGTTTATTATGTCATTTTCAATTCTACTATCAATTTCTATTTCTGTTTTGTTTTTATCACTGTACTTTTTACCTGTAGAAAGATCTACGAATAATTGTTTTGCTCTTTCACGTGCAGCATCATCATAATTAATAGTTGTGTCTTCTGGTTGACCATCAGCAATTCTACACTGTTGTTTTTATAAGCTTGATTTATTATCTTTAACTGATCTTCTAAACTAATGTTTTTACCTGCAGGGGAAGGAACACTAAATCCTTGTGTATCCATACTACGAGGATCTACAAATGAATTTGGATATTGAGCAGATATGTTTTTTAGTTCTTCTAAAGTAAATGTAGGTTTTTTATCTTCTCTTTGTTGACCTTCTCCTATACCTTTAGTTAAATTTACAAATCTATCAGGATTTGGATCGCCACCTTTTGGTGCATCAAAATTAACTTGAGCTTCAGTTCTTGTTTCATAATCATCAGGTCTATCAGGGTAAAATGTTGGTACGTCAGGTCCTGATAGTTTCATTCCTTCTATCTGTGCAGGAGTATTCTCTATAACTGTATCTGGTCCTGATAGTTTCATTCCTTCTTCTTCTTGTCTTCTTTTTAAATTTGCAGCCATCTC